GAACGTCAATAGCTTGGATAATAGCTTGATGAATAGATGTGCCTTTTACTCAATTTATCCCAATTCCAAGGTCGGTGATTTTCGAACTTACGTTTCTCACGTCAACTACGGTGATGATTTTATTAACACTGTTTCTTTCTGGAGACGCAATTTCAATTTTATCACCTTGCAAAAGTACCTTGCCACGTATGGTCTAAAGATAACTCCTGGAATCAAAGATGCTGTAGCTAAGCCATTTGTCCCTTTAAAGGATTTGGTTTTTCTGCAGCGGTATTCAGCCGTAGTTGATGGACTTCCGTTTCGTGTGGGAAAATTGCACGAATCCTCAATTTGGAAATCTTTGCTCAGTGTCTTACATTCTAAATCTCTTTCTCCTGAGGAAGCTGCTGCCGTCAATGTTGATGGCGCTTTGCGGGAGTGGGCATTTTATGGTCGAGAACACTATGAGAAACGCAGAGAGCAAATGAAGGACATTTTGACCAAGCATTGCATCATTCACTTGAGTAAGGAGATTACGGTCGACCACTCTACCATGATTGCGAAAACGTCTGAGCGCTACGTGTAAAGCGCTCGTTCCGCCTTGGGTCTGGCGTAAAATGGCATCCCTCTGTGCGGGTCCTACCGTACAATATTGGATAAACCAAAATAGGACGTTTACATATTGGATACCAACCCCCTTCGATCCTTCTTGCGAAGTGGGGTTAGGCTTGTGTTGCGATTACATAATTAGGAAACCGGAATTGTGAACTAGTATTGTCTCATTTCTGTACATAGAATACTGCTCAAAATGTAAAATTATTTAATATAACGGAGGAGTCCAATCAAACTCAAAAGGTGGGAACCTTAACCTTTTCCCACGCTGATTCCCCAGCCGGGGTTCACATGATTAGTGAATTGGAATCGACGTATAAAACCGGTGAGTCTACTGATACACCACTGGGTTCTTTTTTGAATCGGCCAGTGGAGATCCTCGAGCAAAATGTAACAATAGGTAACATGCTTGCTATTTCGCTCGATCCATGGTCGTCTTTTGTTGACGACCCCCTTGTCAAACGCAGGATCGAGGGTTTTCGCCATCTACGCGGGCATTTGAAGGTCCGCGCAGTAATTACTGGAAATCCCTTACTGTTTGGCAGGTTCATTCTTTCTTATGAACCGAGGGCAGCACGATCTATGCATCCAGCGGCTTCTCCTTTATCGGAGTGCCGCAGGATGCAATTGACACAGATGCCCCATATTTTCCTCGATCCTACATTGAGTGAAGGTGGTGAAATGACACTACCTTTTTTCTGTCCTGAGAACTTTCTTGATTTGACGAACACCACGTCGGTCTCTGATATGGGTAGATTATACCTTCACTCAATGAATCAATTGAGACACGCCAATTCTTCCTCTGGAACCTGTAATATTAGGATCTATGCATGGATGGAAGATGCTCTCATTTGTACACCCACAGCTTCAGATTATGGAAGTTGGGTTGGTCAGTCGGAATTTTCTGAAGCACCAGTTTCCACTGCAGCAAGCGCTGTTGCGAAAGCGTCCTCTTGGATGTCTGATATTCCAATTTTTGCTCCTTATGCCAAGGCAACTGAATTAACTGCCAAAGGTATCGGTACTATTGCAAAGATTTTTGGATTTTCTAGACCCCAAGTTATAACCAACAGCGATATATACAAGGAAAGATGTATGGGTGAATTATCCACCACCAACACCTTCGACCCAGTCATGCGATTGGGCGCTGATGTGAAGGGTGAATTGACGATAGATCCTAGAACAGTAGGATTGGCACCGATTGATGAGATGTCCATAGCATCAATTGTGGCCCGTGAGTCTTTCTTTGATAAAGTGGATTGGACTGAAGCCCAAATTGCTGGCACCACTTTAATGTCTCTAAATGTCACCCCTACCTATTTTGAAACTGATAGTGGTGTAACACCATTTCGATCAATGGTAACCCCCAGCTGCGCTTGTGCAATTCTTTTTGATTACTGGCGGGGGACCTTAATTTTTCGATTTCAAATAGTTGCCTCAGCTTTACATCGAGGCAAGCTTCGTATCTCTTATGATCCAGTTGGTCCTGTGGCCAGTGGAGCTTTGAACGAAGTATATTCTCGTATTATTGATCTCGAGAATACCCGTGACTTTGAGATTCCTATCCAGTGGCATGCGCGTGAGCCTTTTTTGAAAGTAGAAACCCCCCAGATTGGAACTACAACTTTCCCAAAAGGAGCTGGAACTGGGTTGGCTTGTGATCCTTCCCGTTGCAATGGGCAAATTCGTTTAGAGGTTCTAACCCCTCTCACGTCTCCCGATCCCTCTTTGGCTAACCCAGTTAGTATTAATATGTTCCAGAGAGGAGGCCCAGATATGGAATTTGCCGTTCCTACTGCCCGACTGGCCTTAGATGGTATTACATTCCGAAGTACCAATTTGGCAGTGGAGCCACAAAGTGTGATAGAAGTTGACACTGATGCTCAAGATAATGCCCCCATTGGCGGCGCGCCCATTGAGCCTATTGGTGATCAGTCAATAGTGATGTCCGATGCCACTAACTTGGTGTTCTTCGGAGAGGTGATTCCCTCTCTTAGGGCACTGTTGAGAAGGTATACACTTGCCCGCGTGTTTACTAGTGTTGCTCAAACAGCAGCACCAGCGCGTTTAGAAGTTACATCCGATCGTACACCTATCCAAGAATATATTATGTCCATGTATGTTGGATGGCGAGGTTCGATGAGAAGGAAAATCGTTTCTATGACCTTCCCGACCGATTCCGTAATCACTATCACACCTCGTTCCTCAATTCCCAACTCCCATTTATTGGATTTTGGTGAGAGAGGCGCTGCCGTAGATACGAAAACCGTCTTGTTCGAGCTACCTTATTATTTCAATAAAAGGTTCTCCCACGCTCGAACAAACCTCAATTTTGCGGCAAGTACTGATGAATTAGGATTGGACCCTAATTTACAACAGTTTTCCATTGGACATAATGGAACCCGTACATGGCATATGTACTCCTCAGTTGGAGAAGACTTTACTTGTTTCTTCTTCATCGGAGCCCCCTTGCTCTACAGGGATTTGTAGAGATACCACTAAGCACCTAGTGGTCCTGTATTAAGCAGGTAAGTGTGCGCGATTTTTCCCTTTTAGAGAACTTTTTTCAATTCGATCGCGTATGCGTTCGAAGGAATTTTTTATTCTCTCATTTGGGTGCAAGTTGTTAAGCGTTCACTTGAAAATTATTTTCGGTGACTTCCCC